GGACAGGTACTATCGCGCATCGGTCTACACGGACTTGCGCACAATGACAATTGAACTCACGCCAGAATTCGGGGTAGAGATCATCCCGGACATTCCATACCTCGACCTGCGAGAAAGGGCCGAGGCTGCTTGTCGTTCCATCCTTCTATTAGAAGAGCATGGGTTGGAGGTGCAAGAACCCAACGAGGAAGATGCACAAATTGCGGCTGCGCTCACCACGGCGTACGCCAACAGCCCCCACAACACAAGCAACGCGGTGTCAAATGCCCGTGCATCGGCGCTGACACCCGCCTCACTCCAGAACATCCGCTCGTACCTCGACGAATACGGCAGGGCTGTGGTCACACATGCCATTGAGGTGCGTCACATGGTGACTAACCGGCTGCTTGAAGAGTCCCAGAACCCTGACCCGCGCATCAGAATCCGTGCATTGGAGCTTTTGGGCAAGCACAGCGACGTGGGGCTGTTCACCGACAAGCAGGAAGTGACGATTACGCACCAAACAACGGACGAATTGAAGGCCAGACTGCGCTCCAAGTTGCAAAGACTCATCCAAAAGCCCAGTTTGGCTGAGGATGCGGTCGAAATTGGGGGTGATGTCATCGACGTGGACGCAGAAATGGGCCTAAAACCTGTTGCGGAAGTGCAACAAGCCCCGTTTGAGCCCGAAAACGAGAGTTTTGATGACTGAAGCGGCCTCCATCGGTGCAGATGACTTCACGGAAGAAGAAATCCGGCTGATGCTGGACAATATCGACGCCTATACGCCCGAGGAACAGGCTGAAATCGAGAAAATTGCGGACATTATTGACAGCCGAAGGGCGGCAAAAGCGTGCTTTGACGACCTGATTGAGTTCTGCAAACACATGCAGCCAGACTATATTGTGGGCAAACATCACCGTAGGCTGGCCAACTTGCTGATGGACATCGCGTCGGGGAACAAAGACCGGGTGTGCGTGAACATGCCACCACGCCACGGTAAGTCGCAGATGGTGTCTATTTATTTCCCAGCTTGGTTCTTGGGCAAGTATCCGAATAAGAAGGTGCTGATGGTTTCGCACACCACAGACCTTGCCGTTGACTTTGGCCGCAAGGTCAGAAACATCATTGACTCAGATGCGTACAAACAAGTTTTCCCAAACGTCGGGCTGGCTGCGGACTCCAAGAGTGCAGGGCGATGGAGCACGGCTGCTGGCGGAGAGTATTTCGCATGTGGTGTCGGTTCTGCTCTGGCTGGCCGCGGCGCTGACTTACTTCTTGTGGACGACCCCCACAACGAGCAGGACATCATCAACGGAAACTTTGACGTGTTTGATAGAGCGTACGAGTGGTTTACATACGGTGCTCGTACTCGTCTTATGCCGGGAGGACGGGTTGCCATTGTTCAAACACGATGGCACCAAAACGACCTGACTGGGCGCGTCACCACAGACATGCGGATGAACGAGGGCTCCGATCAGTACGAGGTGATCGAGTTCCCGGCTATCGTGGACACCAAGCAGGCGGACGGAACAGTCGTCCAGAAGCCGCTGTGGCCAGAGTTCTTTGATATGACGGCGCTGCTGCGCACCAAGGCGTCGATGCCTACGTTCCAGTGGAACGCGCAGTACCAACAGAATCCAACATCCGAGGAAGCGTCGGTCGTCAAGCGTGAGTGGTGGAAGCTGTGGGAGAAGGAAGACCCACCCCCGTGCGAGTACGTGATCATGAGTTTGGACGCTGCGGCTGAAAGCCACAACCGCGCTGACTTTACCGCGCTGACTACATGGGGCGTGTTCATGAATGACGAAGAGGGTGCATACAACATCATCCTGCTCAACTCAATCAAGAAGCGTCTGGAGTTCCCGGAACTCAAAGAGCTTGCGTACGCTGAGTACAAGGAGTGGGAGCCGGATGCGTTCATCGTGGAGAAGAAGTCCGCGGGCACGCAGCTTTACCAAGAGATGCGGCGAACAGGTATTCCTGTGGGCGAATTCACACCACACAGAGGTAGCGGCGACAAGCTGGCACGGTTAAACTCTGTGGCGGACATCATCCGCTCTGGCTTGTGCTGGGTGCCTGACACTCGTTGGGCCGAGGAGGTCGTGGAGGAGATCGCAGGTTTCCCCTTTATGAGCAATGATGACTTGGTGGACTCCACGGTGATGGCACTGATGCGGTTTCGCCAAGGAGGTTTCATCCGATTGCCTTCCGACGAGCCGGATGAGATTCGATATTTCAAGTCCCGCAAGGGCGGATACTACTAAGGACAAATTATGGCAGCAAATTCAATGAGTAAGGGCTTGTACTCCGCGCCGCAAGGGCTGGAGAGCTTGGGCGACAGTATTGAGGTCGAGATGGACGAGGAGTCCACGGTCAACATGCTGCCAGACGGCGGTGCTGAGGTCATCGTGGGTGAGGCCGAGGTAGAGGGCGACGAGACTGACTTCGAGTGCAACCTTGCCGAGCACATCGAGGAAGGTGTACTGCAATCTCTGTCCAGCGAGTTGATCGAGTTGTTCGAGGCCGACATGGTGGCCCGCAAAGACTGGGCTGACACGTTTGTCAAAGGTCTGGAAGTGCTGGGCTTCAAGTACGAGGAACGCACTGAGCCGTGGGACGACGCCTGTGGCGTGTACTCAACAGTGCTGGCCGAGGCTGCGATCAGGTTCCAAGCTGAGACCATGAGCGAGACATTCCCTGCCGCTGGCCCTGTCAAGACAAAGATTCTTGGCAAGGTGAGTAAGGAGAAGGAAGAAGCTGCTGAGCGCGTGCGCAACGATATGAACTATCAGTTGACCGAGCGCATGGTGGAGTACCGCCCAGAGCACGAGCGCATGTTGTACTCGCTGGGTCTGGCAGGCAGCGCGTTCAAGAAGGTGTACTTCGACCCGCTGTTGGGCCGTCAAGTTTCTATTTACTTGCCAGCAGAGGATGTGATCGTGCCTTATGGTGCGTCGCACATTGAGACCGCGGAGCGCGTTACCCACGTGATGCGTAAAACCAAGAACGAGATGGACAAGCTGACGGCCAGTGGGTTCTACCGTGAGGTTGAGCTTGGCGAACCACAGTCGTTCCCCACAGACGTGGAGAAGAAAAAAGCGGAAGAAGGCGGGTACACAATCCAGAGTGACGACCGCTACACACTGCTGGAGATCAGCGTTGACATGCTGATCGAAGGCGTGGACGACGAGGAAGATGAACTGCCCAAGCCGTACGTCGTGACTATCGACCGCGGTACTGGAGAAGTTCTGGCCGTGCGCCGTAACTGGAACGAGGAAGACCCGCTGCGTTTGAAGGACGACCACTTCGTGCACTACGTGTATGTGCCCGGGTTTGGCTTTTATGGTCTGGGTCTGATCCACATCATCGGCGGCTACGCCCGTGCTGGCACTTCGATCATCCGTCAGTTGGTGGACGCCGGTACGCTGTCTAACTTGCCCGGTGGCCTGAAGGCCCGCGGCCTGCGCGTCAAGGGCGACGACACACCGATCAGCCCCGGCGAGTTCCGCGACGTGGACGTGCCAAGCGGCTCGATCAAAGACAACATCATGATGCTCCCATACAAGGAGCCATCACAGACACTGCTTGCGTTGTTACAGCGCATCACCGAAGAAGGCCGTCGCCTCGGCGCTATCAGCGACATGAACGTGTCGGACATGAGCGCAAACGCACCGGTGGGCACCACGCTGGCATTGCTGGAGCGAACGCTCAAGCCCATGGCGGCTGTACAAGCCCGTGTGCACTATGCGATGAAGCAAGAGTTCAAGCTCTTGAAGAAGATCATCTCCGAGGAAGCGCCCGAGGACTACGGCTACCAGCCAGAGACTGGTCTGGCCAAAGCTCGCAAGATGGACTATGCGATGGTGGATGTTATCCCCGTCAGCGACCCCAACAGCAGCACGATGGCTCAGCGTGTGGTGCAGTACCAAGCTGTGTTCCAGATGTCGCAGTCTGCACCCCAGATTTATGACCTGCCGTACCTGCACCGCCAGATGATTGAGGTGCTGGGCATCAAGAATGCCGACAAGATTGTGCCAACGAGCGAAGATCAGAAGCCACGTGACCCAGTGTCTGAAAACATGTCAGCGTTGGTGG